AAGAGTTTTGTAGTTTGTGGTCGAGGTGATAGTTGATATTGATTTCATTTGCAATCAGAACAGTATCGGGAAAATACGACAAGCCACGATTAACCATATATGGTGAGTACTGTTTTTCCGTTATATCATCAACAATCAAATCTTCTTTTGTTTGGTTGATCGCATTCAAAAAATCAAACGGTGAATACTTTGCATTGCTCATTGAATAATCCTATCATAAAACAATCGCTCTTGTCAACACCTGCATACGTATAACATCCATTGCAATATCGTGCCGAGGATCATGAGCAAAAAACTCCGTTTCAAGACCTTCCGGAATAAACTTGTTGTTCATGTTAGAACCGAGCAACATACCGTCAATCATCGATCTCGTATCACGAATGGTCCACCAGGGAAATGGATCATAGTTACCAGTCGCTTTCATAAGACTCTGAAAAAGAATCGGATCAAACGTATTACCACGTGTGTATGTCTTTTTCATGTTTTTACAGTCATACAAATCGACAATAAACGGAAACAGAGCTTCGATCTTTCGATCGTCTTCTGAAGGTTTGAGAACCTTCTGCGCCTCTTTGCTCTGTTCCTTCCACCAATCGAGAGTATCTCTTTCGATACTGCGATTGTAGTTCTTTACTTGATCCTTTACATCAAATTTGATGAAATGACAACGATCAACCAGTTCTTTGTACTGATAGGGATTCTCTGAAATAAACCGATCCTCATCAAAATGAAGAATAGCAAAAGACAGAACTGCACAGGTTTGTACATCTTGCCCCAGAGTTTCAAAGTCGTATATTACACAGTTTGTCATCTAGCTTCCTTATGCAAATTTCACATTCGACATGATTTCAGTCATCATCGCAACAGTATTAATTTCCATATCAGCAACAAATGCTGCTTTGTACTGATATTCAGCAAGGATCAGAATCAGAGTTGGTATCGTAGATTTGTCGACGCGTTCACTCATTTCGTCATAGATACCACGAATGATTGAAGAACTATCAGTGTCAATATTATTCGAAACCCATTGCCGCATCTTCTTGAAGTCTTTATCCTTCAGATAGGAAAACAGCTCAGAGAACTTTGTCGGCTGGCTGGTGACGGTATGAACTGTAACAGAACCGCTCATCGACGTACGTTGCAATTCATTAAGAATTCGACGCCAATCTGGTGCATGCTGCATAATCAAATCAGCAACAGCTTTTTGGTCATACTCAATACCCTCTTGCTCAAGGATATATTGAGCACGCTTCATAAACTGAGCGGCAAGGGTAGCCATTTCCTTTCGTGTCGTGTTGAATTCGTAAACGCTACACCGAGAATGCAAAGGTTCAATAATTCGATTCTTGAAGTTGCATGTGAGAACAAAGCGACAATTGTTTGAAAACTCTTCAATGAATGCACGCAAACCAGGCTGAAAAGACTGCTGGTTCAAATAATCAGCCTCATCAATAATTACAACCTTCATTGAGCCAGTCAACGACACAGTAGTCGCAAACCGTTTGATTTTATCACGAAGGGTATCGATCTGACGACCTTCATCAGAACCGTTGATCAGAATCCAGTCGTATCCTAATTCGTTACATAGTGCTTTAGCAACTGTGGTTTTGCCGAGACCGGCAGTGCCTGTCAACAACATGTTAGGCATCTTGCCGGACTCAACGATCTTTTGAAATGTCTGCTTCAGACGGTTCGGAAGAATTGTTTCTTCAATCGTGGCGGGTCTGTATTTTTCAACCCAGAGATAGTCATTGCTCATAGTGTAACTCCGTATTTCAAAAAGGATACTTTATCACGTTTTCAATGACCTGTCAATCCTCCTCGTCGCTATCAGATTGCACCATTTCAGCGAGTTGAATAATTTGAGTCAGTTGATCTCGCAGTTGCCCAATTGTAAACATCTCTTCGCCTTTAACTGCTCCACGCTGAGACATTGCATCAATCACAGCGATTGCAGAACGACTAGCTCGATTGGCAAGCTCAGCGAGTTGTTTTTCAGGTTTGTTCATTTTTTAATCTCCTATTGATAAGTACTAGTTTTTTCCATCGCAACCCAATAACAAACGTCACGAGTGGTATGTTTGAACTGAGAAATGAATTTTTGTGAAAGCGACACTTCATAGTCACCTGGCAAAAGTTTAAGGTTACCGATATCAATGATAAACTTGAAGTTGGCATTTTTATCATATTCACCAGCGACATCAATAGAATATGTATGTGACGTAGAACTGTCGGTATCTGTGACAGACAAATTAATACCGTCGTTGGGAGTAATAGCAATTTCGCTATACTTTAGAGTTGATGCTGCCTTTGAAAGCTTAGCCATAGTGTCACGATCAAGAGTGAACGTGACGTCTGCTTCAGGCATGTTAATATCCTTCGGAGGATATTTCAACATTGTTGAATCAGTATAGTAATAACGAGTGCGAGAACGACCAGATCCATCCTCAACTTGAACATAGTCTTTTTGAAAGTTAAGCACCGGATTGTCGACCAGCCCAATCACACCGAGAAATTCGTGTAGATCGTAAATGCCGAATTCTTTAGGAATCTCCATATCAATTTCAGCTCGACCGACAACAGCAGAAGAGTCCGACAACGATCTAATTACATTTCCGGGTTTGAACAGCATATTACCATTAATTGATGCAAAATTGTGAAGCACATCAATAGTGTTACGAGTCAGTTCCATAATTTACTCCATATGTTAAATGACAAAGTATCTATAAAGAAAATAAAGTGGTAGAGGGTTAACTCTACCACCTTTGAGCTCACATGTCAATAATTTTTTGTTGAGTAGTAGCAATATCTGGATCAGGAACAAGTCCGTACTCAGACAAAGGACCACCGGGACCAGCAATTTCATCCGACATAAAGAAGCTGACATATTCTCGAAGGCCTGGAATAACATCAAGATGCTGTCGTTTTACGTAAAAAAACAGCGGTCGAGAAACTGGGTACTCACCAGTCGAAATTGTTTCAGAGCTTGGAAGCACATCATCCATCGTGGCGACTTGCAGTTTGTCAGTATTATTTTCATAAAACGAAAGTCCAAAAACTCCAATGCCGTTTGGATTTGACTGCAAGCGAGCAAGCGTTTCGGTATAATCACCATCAATGTCAACAGCAACGCCGTCCGAGCGAACATTCATACAAGCGTCTTCTTGCTCGTCAGTTTCTGCAGGACCATTGACCACTTCACAGCCGTGTAAAAGAACCTTTTCTTCAAAAACCTCTCGGGTTCCATGCTTAGTGCCAGGAATAAACATAAGGATTGGCTGTTTGGGAAAATCTGGATTAACCTGATCCCATGTTTCAAATTTACTATTTTCGTTCAAAGCAAGATAGATGTCTTTTGCTGTAAATTGAAAATTAAAGCCGTTGATGTCACTGGCAAAGACAATACCATCGTAGCCGATGCGAACTTCGATAATATCCGTTACGCCGTTTTCACCACAAGCATTAATTTCCTTTTCACGAATTGCTCGAGAGGAATTAGCAATGTCAATTGTGTTAATGCCAATGCCTTCACAAAATCGTTTGAGGCCAGATGAAGAGCCGCCAGATTCTACAACAGGAGTTGGGAATTCAAAGTTTTCACCAAACGCCTCAGCTACAATCGAAGCATAAGGAAGAACTGTTGAAGAGCCCGCAACCTGTACATTATCACGAGCAATCGACTGGGTTGCAATCAGGGTAGTAAAAATAGTGGAGTAGATGATGTTTTTCATAGGTTTCCTAATCAATTAAGTTGTTCATGTATAATAGAGAAGTTTTTATCTTTGCTGACTGTAAGTCTACGATCAAATTTCTCTTCCATAATCTCCTTTTTGTGGCTAATAACAAATACGTTAGTCATATCATCGAGTGTGTAAAAAATCTTCATTAGACTTTCAACACCGTCAACATCCAAGCTTGAATCCATAACTTCGTCAAGAACAAGCAGATTGGTAGAAACCGAGTTCTTCATCTTAGCAATCTGTCTCCATGTAAACAGAAGGCTGAGATCTATTCGCGATTTTTCTCCTTCAGAAAACGAATCGTAAGAAAAAACATCACGATGACGAGAACGAATCGTTTCTTCGAAGTTTTCATCAAGGTGGAATGACACAAAGAAATCCAGTACCTGAAGATATTGATTGACCAATTGGTTAATTACAGGTAGATACTGCTTGATTACCTTTGTCTTAATTCCAGTGTCTTTTAACATTTCGTGTATTGCAAGATAATATGTATACTTGTCGTTCAAATCCTGCTTTTCAATCACAATTTTTTCACGAGCGTTCCAAATTGCATCATAATCAAGCTTCGCCTGAACCAGATCCGTATTGGAATTCGACAAAGATTGAATTTCTTTTTGGGTATCCTCAATAATTTTTTGTTGATTGTGTATATCACGATCAATTGACTGAATTTCAGTCTCATACTGCCTAATACTCTCAATCAACTGCTGGAGTTGTTTAATATCATCGCTAACCTGGCTACCGAGTTGTTGATAATGTTCTTGCTGTGATTTCAGCTGTTTTGCGCTTTGCTTAGCCTTTTCAATATGGCTTTCTCGAATTTGCTGATTGATCTCCTGAGAACAAGTCGGGCATTGATCATTATCAGTAAAAAATTTAGCATCTTTCACAAGAGATTTGATCGAAGTCTGTATACTGGTTAATTCAGACAATACAGATTGCTTTTTGTCGTGTGCTTGTTTATGGCGTTCATCAACATCCGACGGATTAGCAAGATCAATCTTGTTGAGCAATTCAGCTTTTGAATTCTGAAGAAGCTCAATCTGATTATTTGCTTGTTCAATCTTTTCTTGTTGCTGTGTTTGATATAGAGAGCTAAGACGTCTCAAATCCTCAATATGTTTTTCTTGAGCCTGTTGTTTAGTTCTGACAATGTCGAGTTCGTGGTCATAATCTTTTAGTTGCTCTTTAACTGCTGAAAGCTTTTCCTTGAGGAGGATATTCATCTTGGAAAACACACCAATGTCCAACAGATCCTCGATTACGGATCGACGATCTGATGCACGTAGCTGCATAAAAGGAATGAAAGAAGATGCTCCGAGAACAACAATTTGATGAAATGATTTGTGATTAAGCTTGAGAATATTCTGCTCAAGAATCTTCTGATAGTCTTTAGATGTTGATGACTGGTTTAGCAGATTTCCGTTCTGAATGATCTCGAACACAGTGGGCTTGATCCCACGACGGACAATATAATTATTCGATCCGATCTGAAAGTAGACCTCAACCTCACAGTTTTTGTTGTTGATTGAATTAACAAGTTGAGGTTTGTTGATGTTACGATGAGGTTTGCCAAACAGAGCAAAAGACAGAGCATCTAACATGCTCGATTTCCCACT